TTTTAATTCTTTCTCACAAGCTATAAAGTATTTTCTAGTCTCTTTTCCTTTTTTTGTATTTGAAACCATACATAACTCTTTTGCCATATCTAAAGTTACTATGTAGTCTTTTCGTTCTTGTAAGCCCGATAAATCCCGCTTCTCATTTTTGAGTAACGATACTTCAGATTTAATATAATCTGCATTCTCTACAAAGTCATATTTATTTATAGCTCTTTTTATCCAATCGGCATATAATGATTTTATACCTAAGAACTCGTAAAGTTCTCTACTATTTACAGAGTTTACTTGTTCAGTACCAATTTGCTGTGTTTGAATTTTAATGATTTGTGTCATTTGTTTTCTCCTGATTTAATTTATTTTTTCTAAATCAAGAGAAGTTTAAGAAGTTTTAGTGTTGTTTTTCTTTCTTTTGTTTTTTTTCTTGGTAGTTTACATATATTACCATTGCTATACCGATAACAGCAACTATACTACCATATATATTAATAGCTTCATTCATTTTTAGCTCCTTTGTTTGTTAGATGAGTACCTGAAACAAATAGTACTGCAAATAAGACTATAGTAATAAATGATACACTTCCGCCTTTCATAAGTGGAGTAATCATCGCTAAAGCCAACAATATTTTTGAAATATCTAAAAGATACTTCCCCATTTCTTTTATAGTTTCTTTTTTCATAAAGCTATACTAACACTATACTTCTTAATTTCTCTTGATTTTAAAGAACTTAATATCATTTCTGATATTTAATAATTCAATTTTTCGAACTATTAAAGGAAGTATATAGTAATTTTTGAAATATGTCAAGAGTTTTAAAGTAATTTTTGGAGTATTTTGAAAATTTATTCAAAAATCCGATTTTATAGACTTTCTAGTAATGATTTAAAAGACTTTAAAAGCTCTAATTTACTTTTTAACTCTCTAATTTCTAACATTTGCTCTAAGGATAGTTTCGCCATTTTAGGAATATTACCAATTGCCCACTCTGAAACTGTAGAAGCTCCAACTCCCAACATCTCCGCCAGTTCTCGCTGATTAATACCCAACTCCTTGCAAGTTTTTTTAACGATGTTAAGTTCTTTGTCTTGTTTCATATGATTAATTCCTTTTTGATTGATTTAGTATATATTATATCTATATGTTGATTTATCTTGTTTTACTTAGTTTGTGATAAAATTGTTTATCTTTAATTAAAGGTTAAAAAATGCAAGAGATTACATTTACATCTAATCAAATAATGATTTCTGTTTTATCAATACTAGGCTTATTTTTCACTTGTGCAGCGGCTGGATATCTAATTGGTCTAAAAGTTGGTAAAGATATAACATTTGCTGAAATTGGCGGATATTGTCATCGACCAAAAGAATTTCATAAATGGGAAGATGCACTAGAAATAAAAAGACATATGTATGGCCCTAAACTTAAAGCTATAGAGTGCCGTTTTTTAGATAATAATATTTGCAGTATACTAGAAAAAACAAAAGCTAAAAATTGTAAGTGTGAATTTTTATAATCTATTTTTTTTTAATTTATCTTGGAACTTTTTAATAGCTTTTTTTCTTCTTTTTTTAATCCTATAAAATAACCTATCCCAAAACAACACCATAACAATATAAGAGATATAATAGTTGTAAAAAACAACTCATTAATATTTAATGTAATTTCCATTTTTATTTTTCCTTTTCTTTTAATTTAGAGTGTGTCCGCTCTAAAGTACCCTTTGCTATAATGTAGTTGCAAAAATAAATTAAACACAAAGGATACTTTACAATGGACGATATAGGTAAAGACGAAATTATTAAGGTTATGTATGAGTATTTAAAACAAATACATGTAGCAGTTATGAATAATAGTCAAAGCTTGGAAGATATAAAAAAATTGTTATCAGAAATTGACAAGGAATTAGATGAAAGCAAAGAGAATTAAAACTCTTTTTGCTTAGTTTCTAAGTATTTTACTAATTCATAGTCTAAAAATGACCCAAAGCTAGGTTTATAATCATCAGGCTTTAAATCTTTTAAATATAGCTTAGTTATTTTTTTAAGTGCTTTAAAACTTGTATTGCTCCACTTTTGATTAAAAACATAGATAGCTAATTGTCTATCGCCAGTTATATAATCTCCATATAGCTTGTATAGTTTTTCGAACTTTTTACTACCTTTTGGGATTTTTACAGCTAATAATTTAATAGCTTTTTTATTTGTCATCTTTTACCCTTTGCATATCTAAAATTAAACCTACTACATATTAAATAGGCTTAACAATAGATATAAGAGATTAATATCTACTCTCAACTAGATATTAAAAGATAATTAACAGTTCAGCAAATTGGTTCGGAGCATTGCTTAAGTTTTAAAAATATCATTAAATAGATAATTAGTCTTCAATCTAATATCTATTTAGAACTCAAAAGATATAAAATTCTTTTGTTAAGAGAAGTATACTATTAGTAAACTTAAATAACACTTAATAATATACTAAAAGTATACTAATTCTAAAATTCTTTTAAATTTAATTTTTAGCGGAAATGGATATAAATATAAAATATAGATAGAGAATAAACTAAGATAATAAAAGAGTATTATAAATATATTAAGAAGAAATAAGAATATAAAATTATAAATACAATATACTAATAATTAATATCAAGGCAAGTGTAATAAAAGAATTAAATATAATAGAAGTATAAATTAGTATATAAGAATATAATTATAATTATAATAGAAAAAATAGTATTAGTTAAGAATAGTATTTTAGATAGTTATATTATTAGATATTATAGATATTAGTTTTAGATTTTATTTATATATTTTAGATAGATTATATTTAGATTTTATTTATATGAAAAAATAGATAGTTAAAATATAACTAATTAGATATTTAGAATATTAAAATATAAAAAATATAATAGATATTATAGATATATATTAAATAGAAAATAAAATATAAAAAATAAGTTATATGTTTATAAAAGATTAAATCTCATAAAAAACAATAAAATACTATACACTTCCTAAAACATAGCATTTAAAAGCATTTTAAGATACTTATTACCGATTAAACTAGTTTAGTCTTATTTAAGTAAAGGAAAATATTTTTATATGTCTTAAATCGCTTTAAAATAATAGTTTTTCTTTTAACTTTGTATATTTGTTTATAAATTAGATATATAGATATAAAAACAGAGTATATTTATCTATTTAGTAGTTTGTTAATTTACAATATCGATATAATCGTATCTTAGTTTTATTGTGTGTAGGATTTTGTACAAATTTAGAGATATTTTGAGCTAATTATCTTTTATTTTTCCTATGATTGTTTTAAATATTTTAGGATTTGGAATATATGGGGTTTGATAAGGTGGGTCATCGCTTCTTGTTTTTTTCTTTTCATATATCCCCCTTATTAAATTTTCTAAATTTCAAGAAAAAAGTTAATTTTAGAATAGCTTAATATCTTATATACTATTTTAACAAGTTTCTAACTATCTACAAGAGCTTTAAAATGTTTTTTAATAGGAATATAGCCTTAAAGTATTAAAAGGCTTTAAATAGCTTTAAAATTGATTATTTAGGATTTAATATACATAGGGCTAAAAAAAAATTTCTAAATTTTCAAGAAAAAAGGTATTTTTGTAATATTTACTTATATACCTTAATTAGTTACTTTTTATCTGCACTAGGCAGAATTCCGTTTCACTACATCTTTCTTCTCTTTTTTTAATATTTCATTTGTTGCTTTTTTCTTTTGAGCTTCTTTATCATAAGTTAGAGTATTAAGACCTAATAGCTTTAATAGTTCTTGTGTAGATGTTCTTTCAAGTAGTACAGGGTTCTTTTGTCTTTTTTCTTTAGGAAATATTGCACTCTCTCCTAAATTATATATATTATCTACTATATCAGGTGTTATTTGCTGAGCTCCATACTTAACTATATCATAAACACTAGCTAAGCCATCTCTAGAAGTTATCTTACTATTAAAGTATGAGTTTCTATTTTCTAGTACATCTTTAAGTCCACCCCAAGCTCCAAGGTTTGTAAGATTGTTTATAAAATCTAAAGGATTTAGTATATCATTATGCGGTATCCATCTATCAACTTTTATTGTTGTAACTTCATTTCCATTTTTATATATAGGTATTCTTTTCATAGAGAAGTTTTTTTGTGGAATATCTTTATTATCGTATGGGTTTATTCCCATTGCTTTATTAATTGCATATAATGAACCAAATAAAGCTATAGCTCTACTAGGTCTCTCTTTTATTTGTCTTAGAATTATAGGTGTTGAATAGTATGTCCAAGATATAAAAGGAGTTAACAAACTATCTCGTCCAAACTTAGCTACTATAGACATAGGTTTTGTATAATCAGGAATTGTATTATTTACTATTTTTAAAGCTTGGTTAAAATCTTTACCTTGTTTGCTTAAAGCTTTAAGCATAGAAAACCGCATAATATCATCTTCACCTTGATAAATCTTACTAAGCCTATTATCTACTTTTTTATAAAGATTAATACCTTTATTTATTGTGCTTTGCACTCTCTGTGAGAAAATCCCATCTTTTGAAGAAGTATCTATATTTCTATTTAATGGAGCTGTATAATTATTTAATACATCATTTAACTTACTTCTTCCAAATAATCCATTCTCTTGTGCTTTTTTCCACAATAAAATATCTTCATCACTTTTTAAAGCTTTAAATATAGCTTGTTCTTCTTTATTTAATCCTAGAGTATTATTTTTAGCTGTTAGATGTCTTAGTTGTCCTATTTTACTACTTGCAAAATATCCATCTTTTGCATATTGAACTGCTGTTATTGGATTAATACCAGCCATAAATTGCATAGTTACATTTGAATTAAAGTTATTAATATGTCCTACAGGATTCCAAACTGTATGTCCTTTCTTCCAAAAAGAACCAAAAGCATAAAACTCTTCTTTAAACTTCCCATCTCTTCCAAATAGTGCATTTGTAAAATCTTCTATATCTTTTGCTACATCACTAGGAACATACTTATTATTTAAAGCTCCATATTTTTTTCCGTGTAGATGTGTATATCCATCAGGTATTTGATGTTTATAATCTTTTGGGTTTTTAATTAAGTTTGTATCATTTGCTACTTGTTTTAAGAATATTGCATTTGATTTCATTTCGTGCATTCTTGCTAGAGTACTAGGAAGTATATAAGCTATATCGTCTATTTCTCCCCAAGCTTGTCTTTGCTCTTTTGTATAATCTTGTCTAAACTCATATTTACCATTTTTAAGTTTCTTAGCTTCTATTTTTCCATTAAACCAATCTCCTATTTCTCCATTTGCTAAGTACTCATCATATTTTTTTTGGCTTCCTTCCCACACTCTACCTCTTGCATAAACTTTATTAATAGTTTTTGAGCCTTTATTAAACATTGTTTTATTTAAATCTTTTGTATATTGCATATGAAGATATCTTCCTTTAAACTTATTTGCTGCTTCTTTACTTAAAACTTTTAAATCTACAAGCTCTTCTGATATATCATCTATATATTTTATATATTTATCACTAAAGCTTTTAACTACTGGGCTTAAGCTTACATCTTTATCTCCACTCATATATTTATACATATTTTGTCTTGTAGTTTTAGATAAAAACTTCAGCTCTTCGTGAAGTAGCAAAATATCTTCCATATCTTTGGTTTTACTTTTAATCATCTGCTCTCTTGGGTTATGTCCAGTAAAAGCATTTACTAAATCACTATTTTTTATATATTGCCCAAATTTAGTATTACCTAATTTATCCAAACCTTTATCAACTAAAGAACTAACAATTCTATCAAATACATTTCCTACTCTTTGTACTGCTATATTATCTTTTGTGGTACTAATTAATTCATCTGTTTTCATATTCTTTGGTTCTTTTTTTCTCAAACTTTCAGTTTTCGCTTTCTCTGAATTTGGCGAATTTATTTCGTGATTTTGTGTTTTTGTCTCTTTTTTTATTACATCTAAATTATTCTTTATTAATTCATCTGTTTTCATATCTTTAGGAGATTTTAAGTTCCGTAATGGTAAATTTCCATTATCAGTAACATTGCTAACTGGTACGGTACTACTTAAGTCGCTCTTATTGAGTATTCCAGTAGTGGATTTAGACAAGTTATCCCCAGCACCGATGTTACGATTACTATAATATGTAATTACATTATGAATTTTATTTCTATCTTCTCCAACAACTACATATAAGTTTACATCATCTTTAGGGTTTACATTTCTTTTATATACTCTTATATTATCATAAGTACTAAACTTATCTTTTATATCTTTTGCGATTTCTTTTGTAAGTGTTCCTTGCTGTATTGTTTTTCCTATATTTAATATCTCTCTTGATGATAATTCTCCAACAGCTCCCGCACCATAGTGTCTAAATACTATATGGTCTAGCCCACTTCCCCCTTGTGTACTTTGATAACCTTTTTGTATTAAAGTTTGAATAACATCGAAACCATCTTTCCTTTGTATACCTATAGTGTTTTTAAGCCCCATTACTAAATTATACATCTCTTTTTGTTCAGCAGTTGGGTTTTTTATAGTTTTAAATATCTCTTTTGTTGTATTTTGTAAATGCAATATCTTTTCGTCAAGTGGTTTATCTGATTGGATAATGGAGTTTAAAGTTTGGCTATTCTCTTTATCCAATACCTTACCACCATTACCTAAATCACCAAAGTCCTTTTTCTGTAATGTATTTAACATATTGCTTTTTATATTATCTACATCGTTTCTATGTTTATTAAGACTATTTTGCAAAGCATAGTAATAGCTATCTTTATTTACTTTAAACTCTTTTCCGCTAACTTTTGATATAACTTGTGAGAACTTATCATATCTTTTTTATTACATTAGATACTTTTACAGAGTTTAACTCTTTTGCAAAGGCTGGATTTGAAAAAGCTTCAGCTATAAACTCACTAGGTTTTGTAAAGCCGTAAGTATTTATATCTAAGCCTTGTTTTTGAAAACTCTTTTTAGCTTCAGAATGTATTAATGACAATTCTGCATTAAATCTAGGATTTTTTCTTATTAAATTCATTGTAGCAGAGTGTATATACTCGTGTGTTAAAACTTGAGCTTTTGTTTTTTTTGGTATACTTTTACTATTGTTTAAAGTTATATCGTTTAAAGTTAAAGGTATATCATTACTCGTATTTTTAAATACATCAGTAGTATATCTACCTGTTGTATTTTTAGGCAGTTGTGAACTTTTTAAATTATCTACTAAACCTATTTTATGTAGTTCGTGTATTAACTCTCTTTGCTCTTTAGAGATATTCTCATTTCCTATAGTTTTATTTATATATTCATCTAAGGTATTTTTAGTTAATTTTGGACTTAATAGCTCTTCTTTTGCTATTTGGCTTTTAGAGTTAACATCTTCTAATACTTTAGCCTTTAATTCTTCATCTTTAAGCTTTGGGTTTTCTTTTTTAATATTTTCAAAGATATTAGAAAACAGCTCTTTTGTTGACATATCTTGCGGAGCTTTAGCAATAGCTTCATTAATATTTGGTTTTAAACCTATTTTGGGCTATTTTTGATGCTATCTCATCATCTGTAGCATTAGGATTAAATGTATTAGTATTTGTATTATTTACTAAATCTTCTGTTTGGTTTATAGCTTTATTAGGATTTGTATCATTTAAAGCATTAGCATTTTTTAAACTTTTTCCTAATAGTTGTCCAAGTCCTGCATTTAATACTCCACCAAATGCACCTGCAATTAAGCTATCTTGGAATTTATAATTATCATCTCCGCCGTGTTTTAAGGCATCTGTTCCCGCTGTATAAATTCCACCTTTTCCAAAGTCTTTTAAAGCTCTTACTACCTTGCCACCTTTTGTTACTAAACTTAAAGGAACAACATTAGCAGGGTCTAATAAAACATCCATTCCCATTGTTTTAAAAGGATTTATAAGTTTTTCTCTATTTATTTTTTCAATCTCTAGCAACTCTTCATTGCTATACTCAGGTTTATACTCTTTATCATCAAGATAAGCTATTACTTTATTAAAGGTGTTTCTATATGCTCTTGGTTGTGCTTTAAACATAAGTTTAAACTTCTCACCATAACCTATTTCGTTTTGGCTATAAAATTTATCTAGCTCTTTTTGGAATATAGATATATCACCACCCAATGCCTTATACTCTTCTACTAAAGAGTTAATCTTTAATACCTTTTCTGTTTTAGCTTTCTCTGTTTTAGCTTTATAATCTTGAAGCTTTTGTATTTCTTTTATGTCTCTTTCTTTATAGGTTTTATCCCAGTTGCTTTTATCATTTTGCAGTTTTGATTGTTCTATTTGAGCCTTTGTATTTGGAAGATTATAAGCTTCTAAATCCTTTTGATTTTTTATAAACAAAGGGCTAAGGTTATCTTGAGCATTATAATTTTGTTCTAAAGTTTGCAATGTATTATTAGGCAAATTATTCTTTATATGCTTAAATACTTCTTCAAATGGTTTTGTATTGCTTGACATTTTATTTCCTTTACTCAGAATAGTTATTATTATGGTTAGCTATTATTTGTTTATTACTCATATTAGCTAACTCATTTGCTATTTGCTTACCTATACTCTCCTTTTGCTCTTGTTGAGCTTTTGCAAGATTTACTCTATAAGAAGAAGCCCAAATTTCTGGCACTATTGGAGAAAAGAAATTACCTTGATAAGAAAAAGAAGGTAATTGTCCAGTTTCTATAAGATATTGCTTAGCTAAAGCTTGATTTTCTTTTGAAGAATTCAAATACTCAGTACCATTAACAAGCTTATCCATAAGGACATTTTGTTGCTCTTGTTGTATTTGTGCTATTTTAAGGATTTTTAATTGGTCATCTAAAGGATTTGTACCCCTATTATTAACTGCTTGTTTTTGAACATCTAACATACCTGTTCTATATTTATCATTTGCAGTATACTCATCTTGCCACTGCTTATCAGCTATAGCATCTCTTTTGAGTTTATAGTCATAATCTCTTTTATCTTTATTATCTTTATTTATAAAGTCATCCATTTTAAAAGCTTTTTCCCACTCATTCTTTTTCTTATCTTGGTCATAATTTAAATAGTCTTGACTTTGTCTACCTAAATTTGCAAAAGCTTGTATCATTGAGTTATTAGAATTAATTGCACCGCTATAATCAGCTAGTTTTGGTACATCATATCTAGGCATTTTTTACCCCCATACTTTTGAAAAAGAGTTATTTAAATCTTCTTTCTCTTTTTGTCTTTTATTATAATCATCCATATATAATTTATTTTGTTGCTTTGCTAAATCCATTTGCTTATTTCCTAGTTTCTTTGAGTTATAAGCTCCATATAATTGCCCAGCTCCACCTAAAAAGCTTCCTGCATTACCTAAAGCATTTCCCCAAGAAGAAGTGCTATTTTTAGCTAAATTTGTAACATTAGCTAAATTGTTACTTACTGCATTTGCACTATTGCCTAAAGTATCTCCAACTGCATTTGTTAATGTACTCGCTCTATCTCTTAGAGTATCTCCAACTGCATTTGTTAATGTACCCGCTCTATCTCTTAGAGTATCTCCTACATTAGAAGCTATATTGCTTCCAATATTACTATCTCCAAAAAGATTTTTAAACCAATTTCCAAAGGCTTCCCACATATTTAACTCCTTATCTAATTTTCTAAAGCATAGATATTAATCTTAGCTCTTCTTCTTCACTAGCAGTACCACTTTTAACCTTATCAAATAAAGCATTTGCATTTGTAATATTATTAGGCTTTGATGAACTATTTAATATCGCACTATTTTTTGGTTTTTGTGGCATTGCAACTTGACCATATTTATTCCATAAGCTTATAAGTATGCTTGGATTATTTAGTATTTGTTCTCCAGCTTTTGGGTTTTGGTCTGATATTTTCTTAACTAAACTTACCATAAATTGGGTATTATAATTTGGAATACTTTTTTCTAGCTCTTTATTAAAACTATCTACTTGATTAATCTTATTAGAAAACTCCATCTTTTGTTGTTCGAAATGTTTTTGCTGTTCTATCTCTTCTTTGATAGCCTTTACTTCACTTAATAGCTCTTTATCTTCATTAGATAGACCATTTGGTAAAAGACCCGCAGTTTTTAATCTAGTAGCTAATTCATTTAGCATTGGTAGATTTTCATCTTCTATAGGATTATTTTGCTGTCCTTGTTCTTTACTATCTAGCTTTTGCAAGATTTGTGCTAATAACAGCTCTTGATTACTAAAAGTTTGATTTTGTTCAACTTGGGCATTTGATGGTTCTACATTTGTAATATTAAAATCTTCTATATCAACATCAGGGATACTTAATTCATCGCCTGTAACTTCCATTTGAGTTTGATTAGTATCTTCTTGCACTATCTCTTGTTCTTGTAGCCCTTCTTGTTCATTAAAGCTATCTAAATAACTCAAAGCTTCTTCTTCACTCATAAAGTTACTTTCTTGTGAATTAGGGCTTGTAAATGTTGTATCTTCTGTATTTGTTACACTTGTATCGCTAAACTCTGTTGTTGTATTTAAATCACTCATTTTTATTCCTTTTAATCTAAATTTATATCGTCTTGGCAAAGCTTATATTTTGCTCTGTCTTGCTCTATTTGTTCTAATCTATTTAATTTATCTATTAAGATATTTGGATAGTTTATAACTTGTTCTAATGTCCTAATTTGGGCTATTAAGCAGTTAGAGTAATTAGGATTACCTATATCCGTTTTCTCCAGTAACTCCGCTAATAGCCCCTGTTTGTCCGCTTGTAGGCTCTGTACTAAGTAAGCCCAAGTTTGGCTTTGTTGCAGTAGAGCTAACTTCTGCTGTATTTTCATTTGCTCTGTTTTGTTCACTTTCATACTCCTGGTAATTTTCAATTCCTAAAAGTGGGAATATCTCTTTATGTAAAAACTTTTCAGCTTTCATAAAATCAGCTTGTGCATTAATTCCTAATTGCATTTTCATTTGTGCCATTTCAACAATTTGCTTATATGCTGTCATCTTACTATTATATGCTGTCTCTTTATTGGTAGCTCCCAATCCTACATCAATTCCTACTTGATAGGCTAGGTTTTGTTTTCTGTTAATACCCCAGAAAAACTCTTCGCTTCCATATCTCCAAACTAAGGAGCTAATTTTTCTAAATAGTGGTTTCATCAATGTTTCATTTGCACCCCTTATTAAATGCTGTAAAATCTTTGAGCTTTCAGAAGTTAATATACTCATTCCTGTTGCTGTTTTATTCATCTGCTTAGCACCAGTTGCCCCATAATCAGTTACCCCTATAACTTCTTGAGCTTCAACCCCTAATCTTTCAACATTAAAATTACTCTCTCTTAAGCTTGGAAGTTGTAACTCTCTTACCTTATCTCCATTACCTTGAATAACTGATTTTCTTTGGTCTGAAAAGTCAAAAGGGTTTATAAGTGGGTCATTTATAATATATCTAGGATTTAGTTGCCTACTTAATATATCTATTTGCTGATTTCTTACTATCATCATCTCTGTTTGAATAGGAATTAACATAGCCATAATGCTATCGCCATATATTAATACACCCCTATCTTCCCCGTTTGGTTTTGCTTCTTGGTCTTTTATTGTTCCAATTATAAAAGGCAAACCATCATCTAAAATAACATCAGCTCTTAAGATTAAATCTTTATTGTATAAAGTTGATACATACCAATCGTTACCTTTTTTTTCGTATACATCTTGAAGTTTATATCTTTTAAATTCGTCTGGATTTTCTGCAGTGCTTATATTTGCACTATCGTTTATTTTTTCTAAGTCTACATCTTTTTCAAAGACCCCTTGCTCTTGGTACTCTTGTATCTCTTTTTTTGATAAGTATATATCGTGAACTAGATACATCAGGTCTCTTGGTCTTGTTGCCCCTGTATCAAATTTTATATCTTTAAGCTCTACTCTTTCTAAATTTAACCCATCATTTGAAAAATCCCAAGAAACCTTTAATACCCCAGTTCCATATAGTTGCATCTGTCGTAAAACTTTTGCTAAGGGTTCAAACATATTACTAAGCTCGTCTTCATCTTCAGTTGTATAATAATCTACTGCATTTTGTAAAGCATTTATCCCGCTTTGTGTTAAGCCATCAAATAGCCCCCTTGTAAAGGATATAAACTCTCCTGTTGCATTATCATAATATCCACCTTTTAAACTCTTCTTAGCTCCAATATTTACAAACTGTTTATTTGTAAAGTATGCTTCTATAAAATCAGCTTGTATTCTTTGAAGTTTGTTTTGAATAAGGTAATAAGGAAATCTACTTTTACCCCGCATAGCCAAAGATTGATTAGCTTCTGCACTAAGTATTGAGCTATAAGCTTCGTAAATTTCTACAAATGTAGGCATTACTAATTCAAGTCCAGCTTCGCTTTTTTCTATCATTTGTATCAATTTCTCTTTATTCTTATCATCTATATTTATACTCATTTATTATCCCTTTGTTCATCTTGTAAAATTCTATAAATCGTTTTACTTGATAGATTTAAACCTTTAGCAAATCTTCTTATAAATGCTTTTTTCTTATCTTCTTCATCTATATAATTTTTATATCTTTGATATAAACTCTTAACTCTATATATTTTATGAACTTTACTAGGAATACTTAAATTAGTTCCACCTAAGCTTTCACATAATAAAAAGGCTTTATCTTCTCCTATAATTTCAACAAGCAAAGAGTAGTTATCTGTTTTTATCAACCCTTGGGGTTTCGCTTTTTTTATCATAACCAAGCACCTAAGGGAATATCTTCATAAAAGGAGCTTACATAGTTTTGCTTTTTATAGTTTTGTACAGGTAATATTTCAAAAAAACTTAAAGCTAAGGCATCTGCTTTATCAGGGCTTCTACCTAATAGCTCTTTTATACTATCTTTAGAGTTTAGTTTTAAAACACCATTAGGAGTTATAGAGTATGTCAAGGCTAAAAGCTCTTCTTCCAACTCTTTATCATATGGAGTAAAAAAGCCTTTTTTAACAGCTTCAAGAAGATTAAAATACATTTGAGTTCTTTTATTAAAGTAATTATCATTTGAAGATTTTGAACTTGCATTTGCTTCAATTACTATATTTTTAAGCCCTAATTGACAAACTCTATCATATACCCCCGCACCAACTCCTATTGTGTCAAAAAAAGCATAATTTGGTTTTTCTAAACTTGCTTCATATTCATAAATAAATTTATTAGCACTATCCATAGTGTCTAACTTTTCCCAAGAAGTAAAACCTAAACCTTTATATCCAACTCTTTTATATAAAACTGATTTATCATCTCCAAATCTAGCAATATCCATACCCCAAATAACATTACCGCTATCATCTACTTTTCTTTTTTTATCAAATAGCTTTTCTATTAAATCTATATCAAACAAGGTATTAGTTTGGGCTTTTGGAAAGTTCCCATTTACTCTTACTCTATATGTATCGCTATTTTGTCCGTACTTCTCTTTCATCTGTTCAATCCACTGCGGATTTACCCTTGCAGATTGTTCACAATTAAGATGGATATTTCTATAAAATTTTCTACTATCATTAAAGCTATCGTAAAACTCTCCAGTTGTTCTTGTTGGGTTACTAGCCATAATAAATAAAAAATCATCTCCAGTTAAAGCACCTTTTATTACATCAAATATTTTTCTATCAACCCCCGATGCTTCATCTACTACATATAAAACGAATTTTCCGTGAACTCCTGCTAAAGCTTCACTATTTTCCTTTCTTGCTGTTCTTCCAATTGCTTTATTAATACTTCCTACTCCATAAACAGCTTCCATAGATTTAACATCTACTAAAGTATCTAAAGGGGGAAACAAACTCTTACTCCATTTACTTAATTCAGGCAATAGTTGATTTTTTAATTGTGCAGCTACGGGTGCTGTTAAGACTATTTTTGCATCATCTTTTGTAAGTCCTATATAATTACTTAAATTTGCTAATACATAAGTCTTACCTGTTCCGTGTCCACTTCTAATACTTATATATGGAGTTTGTTTTGTCTGCAATGCTTCATCTATTTGATAAATAAGTTCTGCTAATTGTTCATCTTTTGGACCAGAATTTACTGCAAATCTAAGATAGTTTGAAAAAGAAGAAGCTATAAGTTTTATCTTTTTTTCAAGTTCAAGTTTTAAAAACTCATCACGGCTAAGTGGCTCTAGGTATTTACTAGACCAAGAAAAAGCACAAGCCATTATTTATCTCCATTTCTTAACCAGTTTTCAATTTGAAGATTACCTGAGTATTCTACTTTCTCTTTGAATATACCTAAATGTTTTCCTAGAAGTTCTAAGTTCTTTGTTTTATCGTGGATTTTTACTCTTACATTTTTATTGTCTTTTGATGTACTTACTTCGTAAGCTTCACTTATACAGCTTATATCTATATTTGATAAATCTTTTAATACAACTCCATCATTTGTAACTTCTGCAATATCACTTATTTTTGCAAAGGCTAATTTACTTATCTCTTGTATAACTCTATCAGCTGTAATATCTGTTCTTTTACTTCTTTCGTCCATCTTAAAGCTTATATACTCTTTTATATGCTTTTTATTTAAATTCATAGCACCTATAATAGCTGCATTTTTTTGTGCATATCCCGCTTCTAGTGCACTCTCTTTTGCACTTAGAGTAATTAAATAATGGTCGCAAAAGACCCTTTGTCTTGGTGTTAGTTTACTTACAAGTCTATCTTCTATATTCATATTGATATCCTTTTATAAATCTATATACTTTTAAATCTCTTTAAAATAAAACCCGTGTAAACTTTCACCAGTTTTTAAAGCCTTTTTTAAATCTTCTACACTTACACCACTTCTATTTGCACACTCATTTAAACCTTTTATTTTTGTTTTATATCCACCACAAGAAGAAGTTCGTTTTATAACTATATTCTCTTCATTAATTACTGGCTCTTTTTGTTCTTTAACTTGAGCTTGTTTAATAGGCGTTGTTGGTTTTTTGTTCGCACTAGGCGAAATTCCATCGCTTCGCTTCATAGTTGTTGTACTCATTTTTTTTCCTTTCTTGTGCCTTTGTCCGCACTAAGGCGAAATTACATGCACTCTCTTTGAGAAATTAAATTTTTATAAAAGCATTTTATGAAAAAAGATAAAAGCTTGTAAGGGAGTAAAAAGTGGTGATATTTGATTTTAAACTAAAAGTTAAATCTTAGCTGTTCTTTTAAATTATCGTTTTTAAACAAATTTAGTTCATCTTTTTTCTTCTTGAATGTAGAACTCTCTAAAAGTAATCGTTCTATAGTTATTCCTAAAGGCTCTTTATCTCTTAAAGCTTCTAATATTATTAAAGTATCAACACTAATACTAGGTCTAATTTGTGTTGTGTATTTTTTCATTTGTATTTAAATAAGCATCTATACACTCTATAGCTTCAGCTCCACCATAACAAACCAAAGCCTTATAACCTTGTTCATTTAATAGCTTTATCCATAGTTTCTGATTATTTGATATCTTAGATAGTTTTACTCTTTTAAGCTCTATAAATAATCCGTGA